AGGCATAGGAACCAAAGTAAACTTCACACAAACAACTCCAGGAGCAGCATTTCAGTTTGCAGAAACTTACCGTGGTCCTGGTTTAAGCAATCAAACAATAATTCAAAGAGTCACAGAAGTAGAATCAATTACAGATACAACTTCCATATTCAGTCAATAATAGGAGTCATCCTTCTTGGAACACTATCGCCACATAAAGCTTTGGCTGAAACTGTTGGTGGTGTTAGCGCCACCGCTGCTCCTGTTGCTAATAGTAGTGGTTCTGTTACAAATCAAGCGATACAAGTATTACAAGGACCTTACATCACCAACACATACGGGAATGGAATCCAATGCCAAGGTCCCACTAGAAATTTCACCCCTTACGTAACTGGAAGCATCTCTGCTCAGAAACCTTGGGAACCTTATTATAATGATAATGTATATGATATGAGAGACTTTGATGAAGATGGAGCACCAGATAATCCTGGTGATGTGTTGTATCGTGTTCCTATCAGAACAGGACAAAAAGATAATTACAACCTTGGAGTTGGATTCTCTATTACTTGGTCTGAACCATTAGATAAAAAACTTCAGGCACAATGTAAAGAAGCAGCTGCTGCTAACATAGAAATGATGAAGCAACTCACTGCTAATAAGAGATTAGATTTTGAGATTGCAAGACTTAAAAACTGTGGGGAATTAATGAAGCAGGGTATTACTTTCCACCCTAAGAGTCCTTACTATAAAGTCTGTGCAGATGTTGTGGTTCAGAACGTAACTACAGTTCCTAAGCACGAACATCCACACATACATAAAATCAACCCCTAAGATGCTTTTGTTCCATTCTTCTTTCGAAGACTGACTTAACTACTTCTTTCTTACCACGCATCTTGGCAATCTTATTAACCAATTTTTTAACTATTGGTTTAACTGCTTTTAGGACTATATCTGCAATGGGTTTTGCGAATATCGCCGCACCAGCAGCAGTGGCGGCAATGACTGATGTTTGAATCACGATTCCTGGTTCTGGTAAGTATTCTTTATGCCAAGGTATATCAGGTTCGGAAGGAACTTCTATAATGTTCTTCTCACATTTCCTTAACTGAACATTATAAGTCTCATCGGGTAAACAATTTACTGTGTTTACTTCTGGTATTTTTGGAAGAGAAACCTGCTGTGGAGGATTTGGTTTCTCTGGTTTTTTATATGGAGGAAGTTTAGCAGGACGTGTTGGTATCACTTCCTCTGGAGTAAACTCTATTGGATTGAATGAAGGAACACCAGCATCACAATAAGTCAGAACACCATTTGGGTCATCTGACTGAATAGTCTTAGATTTACTTTTGCTACTATGAGCTTCCACACATCCAGGAATATCAACTATTGGCAATCCAATGTTAGTAGTTACTGGAACTATTGGTGGTAAAGATTGTGATGGTTCAAATATCCAAGTAGAAACTTCTGGTATATCAAGCTTCCGAGTTTTAATCTCTGGAATGTTTGGCATTAGTCGTGGTGAAATACTCCTTTAAAAATATTACCAATAGCACCAAAAAAATGATAGAAGATCACGTAGAGAAAAAATGTCTTCTCTGGATTTCTTTTGGTTTCTTTTTTCTTATAAGCGCCAACTGCCATGGTTAAAAAAATAATATTCTTATATTATTTACCAAAAAAATAATATAAGAATTAATAATAGTTACTTTTTATTAAATAAGGGTGCCATGAGTACGACGAATTTCTCTTAGTTCTTCAAAGTTCTTTTGCTTTGTTCCACCGTCATATGCCCAAGCATATCCTTCAGTAATCATTTGTTCGTTGAGGGACAATTCTGAGTCCCCAATGTATAACCAGCCCAAAAGACGACCATACTTGCCGACGCCACCAACAAGTTCAGTCCTAATAACAAGGTCATCGTCACCAGCCACAGCACCTTCCAGTTTCTCTTTGAGCCAGTTAGTAGCGTCATAACCAAGTGCCTTTTCTTCTTCATCTCTAGTGCGTTTCTCTGGAGTGTCAACTCCAGCAACTCTTACACGTTCTTTTTTGTACAAGTCAAATCCTAGGTCAATAGTAACATCAATAGTGTCACCATCAACCACTCTGTTGATCTCCACTACTCGGAAGTTGTAGCAACTCTTCCTGCTTGGTGGTGTCATTGCTCCCATCTTGCATCTCCATATATGCCATTCTTAATATATAGACAACACAATATAGTGTAAAAGCAAGTCCACAACAAAGAAGAATTATGACACTCCAAACTGGAGAATTAATATCGACTTCCATTATCCTTTAGAAGAATCTTTCTCTTCTTTTTTAGCAACTACATTAGTAGTATTATTACCATTACCATTGCCATTACCATTGCCACCACTAGATTTGGATGGAGTCACTCCAAAAGTAGCTAAAGTCCCAGTAAAAACGCTGGCAATAAAAGTTGGATCAATTTTTTGTTGAGGAATTCCAGGAATAGAAACATAATTAAGAGTTAATATTGCACCCGTCCAACCCAATACAATTAGTCTAACTAAACTGGATATTCCTTCTTCATGCCAATTAAATTCATGATCATCATGCTCATCTTTCTTTTTCTTGGGAAGCATTGATCTTATGATTGACTTCATATTATTTATGGAATAAGAGAATCAACTGATATATTTGTAGAGTTCAGTTGATTATATTTAGTACAGAGTACTTCACTAGATTCATGTTCCCATTTGTGATATAAACTTTTAAGATGTTTTGTATATTCAAAACCATCACATAATCTCATTTCATCAGCAACGATGGTTTTAATTAAAACTTCTCTTGTTAGCTTAGTCATACTACTTTTTAAGATTCCAACAAAAAATTATTTTTAACATAATAAAAATTTTAATCTCAAGATAATTTTTCTTGGGTTTCTAGTCCAAAAAAATTTTTTTGGACATGAAAATATTTATTAAGAAGTTTAAGTTAAGAATTATTTAATAAATCCTTCCTCACGTAACCACTTCTCAGTCAGTGGTGTTGGTTTGTAATCAGACCACATTGTACCAGTAGCACAAGACTTCAATGCCTTAGCAGTCATACCTTCAGTCTTACCTGCCCACATTGCTTCTGCTTCCCAGGGCACAGCAAACTTAGGATAAGTCTTTTCTGTGATCTCACGCCAGATCTTAGGAACATCTTCCTCTGGTTTGATGATGGCAATCATACTATTTTTAATAGTGCCTGCCATACAATCTTGAGCAGCGTGCCATCCTTCATGACGCATAACAGTCATGAGAACACCAGGAAGACGCATGTATGTCTTATTCAGAAAAAAGTTATTGCCAACTGTATGATAAACCCCACGATGCCCAACAGGAAAATATTTTTCGTCTGCTAGAAACACGTTAACTCCGACCTGACTAAGGGAAACGAGCATATTGTTGAACTCATCAGCAACAAAATCGTAATCACTATTGGGATGAGCATTAGCAATATCATTGATACTGAAGACTTGTTGGACATCTTTGGTGCATTCTCGAAGCAACATACAACCCATAGAGTCCATACTATAGAATTCTTTAATTAGTTTTTCTTGACCCGCAAATGCAGGAGAAGATATAAGTGCCATTCCCATAAGGGAAAATAAAAATTTTTTCATAGGTTTGGAATATCAGGTCCAGTAGTAATAGGAATATCAGGTCCAGTAGTATCTGGTATATCTGGAGTTAAAGACTCTACAAGGGCAGGCAGTGCCTCTCTAACAGCGGTTGCAACCTCAGTAGTTACTTTTGCCCTTGCGTCTTCAATAAGAGTATCTTTATTAAGATACAAATAAAAACTACTACCAACTACACTAAGCGATACCAAACCAGATAACAAAGCAATTGTGTTAATTAGACTTTGCATAATTTTCCTTATAGTATTTGAAAAGTCCTAAGGTAGAACTATTACCTTGAGAGACCCAATCATGAGCACATTCATAAATGGATCTGTTAGAGTATTTAGGTTCTTTATTCTCATTTAATTGACCCCCAAACTCTTGAAGAAGAGATGAGATGATAAGTTCTCTCAGCTCTAGTTTTTCTTCACTATATCTCCAGTCTAGTTGTGTCATGACCATATCAATTTTTTAGTGTAATCATAAGCATATTGTTGACGATATCCTTTGATACCCCAACCCAACCAGTAGTAAGCACCAACCATATACTGACTGACTGTTCTACCAGTTCCTTCAAACTCAGGCAGATACTTCTGGAAAGTATATTCGTTGATCATGTATGCTGTCTGACCCTCAAGCGAGGAAGGATCATAACCATACTTCTTAGAGAACTTACCTAACCCCAGATAACGGTTCGTAGAGGTCCACTGAATGAGTCCGTAACCACCGCTATAGCAACGATCGTAAGGAACTCTAGCACCTCCCTCACAAATATCGGGAATGAAGTTACTTTCTGATTTAATGTTTCCCATGATCGTTGCCAATGCATTACGATCTGAGATTCTTGTTTTCTCTTGAAGTTTTTCAAGGACATATTTCTCATTATCGTTACATTCTGGACACTTCCAGGATTTTTTTTCTACTGCAATTTCCAAAACTTTATCTGGATTAACAATTCCAACTCCTGGTTCAATAATAAGTGCAGGAGGATTTTTGATTTCGCTTATATTAGGATAAGCAGAAGCACATGCAGAGGAAATAATTCCTATTACAGGAAGTGCAAAAAATTTACGAAACATTAAATTAATAGAACTCGACATTCGTATCACCACAAAAGTGGGTACGACTCTTTGGTTGACTTATTTAGGCGAACTAACTTTACCACAAAAAAGAGGGGTAGTCAACCCCTCTTCTCCAGTCACCTATAAGTATTACTTACCAAATGCCTGGAATCAATTGTCCTGTTGTAAGATAAGACCCAACTCCAGCAATGAATCCAATCATTGCAAAACGGGCATTAAGAATTTCTGCTTCAGGTGTAAATCCAAATTTCATTTTATTTTCCTCCAGAGGTAAATTGAGTGTGTGGATTTTTAGTTTTGTTTGCTATGATTACTTTACTACCATCATGAGTGAATACTAGTTCATCCTCATGATCCCAACAAAGTTCTTCATATAGAGCATTTAAACGTGACATGTCCTCATAAAGTGCATTTGGATTAGGCATTTTGCTTCAACCAAGTAAGTACAGTATCAGGATTGCTCATTTCATAAGGGTCAATCGGACAATTTCCGATTTTCCCTGGTTCTTCAAACATAATTTCAATCTCACCATCGTTGACAATCATAGCATATCGCCAAGAGCGACTTCCAAAACCTAGGTTCGATTTATCGACAAGCATACCCATAGAAGAAGTAAACTCGCCGCTACCATCAGGGATGGGCTTGACATTCTGAACTCCTTGCTGTTTGAACCAAGCGTTCATAACAAAGGAATCATTTACAGAAATACAATAAACTTCATCAATGCCGAGTGCTTGGAACTCCTCATGGTTCTCATCATACCCAGGCAGTTGGTAGGTAGAGCAAGTAGGAGTAAATGCACCAGGGAGTGAGAATACAACTACACGCTTACCAGCAAACAGATCGTTGGTTGTGACATCTTGCCAACGGTAAGGGTTAGGTCCACCAATACTTTCATCGCGGACACGGGTGTGGAAGGTTACTTCAGGTACTCGGGTCATAATTTGTTTATATTAAAAAATTTATATTCAGAAAAGTTCTTCTTCTTGTTCGGTTAGAATAACACAATCACTAGTAGGATAAGAGACGCAAGTCAGAACAAATCCTTGTTCAATTTGATCATCATCCAAAAAGGATTGGTCTCCTTGATCTACTGTGCCACTGACAAGTTTACCTGCACAGGAAGAGCAAGCACCAGCACGACAAGAGTAATTCATATCAACTCCTTGATCTTCTGCAGCATCAAGGATGTACTGATCATCTTCACATTGAATAACACTTTCGGTGCCATCAGGTGTACGAAGAGTAATATTAAAAGCCATTAGTAAGTCTCAGAAATTTTTTCAATAGATGCTGCCAACAAAACAAAGAAGGCAACGGCAGTGATTGTAAACAAAAAAGAAACCATTGTCAAGCCTCAAAAGATACCGAAGAAGAACTTGCCATTGATCGCATAGGCAACGAATCCCATGATGAGACCCATCATCGCCCAACGACCATTATACATTTCCTTCTGTTGCCAGGGGGAAAAAAGACCCTTGCGGTTGTAGTTTTCAACAACCATTTGAGGTTCAACAGCCCACATGTTTTGTTGACCGCGCTCGTTAGTTGTTACAGTCATTGTAGTTTTGTAAAGATTTACAACACAATTATATAGCAAAAATAAAAAGGGGTCAAGCCCCTCTTGTCAATATATCCTGACAAACTAAGTATAATTACTTACAATAGTCTGGATTTTTTTTCAAAAAGCTATGAACATATGAGTCCACATCTATATCCATTTTATAATGAGCATGAGTATGTGCTAGTTGCACCATTCCTAGAAATCCACATATAAGCAGATTGATCAAAGTCAATGGATGAAAAAAATACTTCATAGTAAAAAGGGGACTCAGAGAGTCCCCCATAGTTTTATCTAATCGTTAGATCAGAAAGTGAACTTCAGACCAGCTTTGGTGCCATAACCGTTGTCTGCACCATTAGCACCAGTAGCGAAAGAAACTTCACCATAGACACTCAATGCTTCAGTCGCAGCAACGCTACCACCAACTTTACCAGAAAGAACGGTGTCGGTATCTGCACCATCAAGAGCGACAATGCTAGGACCAACTTGAGCGTAATATCCGAGAGCACCAGTAGTGCCTTCGTAACCTACGTGAAGATCAGTTACCGTACCGCCGTAATCCGATCCAACGAAACCAGAATTGGCTTCGACATTAACGTAAGGACCTGCGAACGCAGCGCCAGCGGACATGGAGAGAGCAGCAGTTGCTGCGAAAACAGATTTAATCATTTTAGATACCTCTTTAAATTTACTTGCGGAATGGTTACCCGCAGATGGAGAGTCGGTTTATCCGACTGCTTGGATATTATAGCATAGAATGACGCGAGTAGTTGAGGCGTCCCTTCTATGAACTGTCACATGTGACAATTGTTATAATTCGTAACACTAATTACGAATAACTTATTTATAATAGTTAATTTTTTTACTTTTGTCAAGCTTACAGAATACCAAATGGTAAGTTGCTTAGTCCCTTAAGTGCAGAACCTCCTCCTGGAGTTGGTGGTCTCATAGGAATACTTGCTCTTTCTTTTTTCTCTGCTCGAAGTTCCAGTTCATAAATTCTTTCTTCCATAACCTCAATAGAAGCGTGGAGGTTTGTAAGATAATCAATCAACTCTTCCTTATTCTCAACAACCTCGCGAATATCTTCACGAAGTTCTCTTTCTTTTTTTTCAACTTCTAGATCATCTGGATTAATCTGACCACTTTTGGCCATGTAAAAATCAGCGATTGCTTTAGTATCATCCAGATCTATTCCTTCTAATTTGGGAGATACATCTTCTTGTTCAACTTCTTCAGCAGGTTCTTCTGCATATTTAATGCTATGAATAACCTCAGTAGTTCTAGGTTTTTCTTTTAGATCTTCTGTGTTATTATCTTCTGTCATAGTTCTGGATAGTCAAACAACATTTCTGCAATATATTTATCGGCAAACTCTTCACCAAAAATGCCCTTTAAAACTCCTTTAGTTTTATTATTTTGCCTCTGCTTCTCACAATAATACTTGTGTCCTTCATAGTTTTTTCTAATCTGATCTTCATCAGTTGTTGCTTCAGTGATGTTTGCAATAGCACAATGATAATTTAAAAAGGTAAATGCGATAGAATTAAATTTATCATACTCATCTTCGTTAGGACTTACAAAAACACAATGCTCTGAGAATACATCTCCCCAGTCTGGCATCTTTTTGTCCTTCTCAAACTCTTTATCTTCCACAACATTAAGAATATCATACTGTGAAGGCAGAGACCTGTCTTCTCTAATTGAACTGATGTCTACAATTGCCGCTCCAACATTTTTTGAAGACGCTACAATATCAGCACCAAAGATTGGAAGACTATATTCGTACCTCGGATACATATTTGTATGTAGGATATCCAATCCAGATTTCATCTGTGCAATCTCTAGATGAATCTTTCTAAAATGGTGGGTCTCCCAAACAAAATTCTCAATATAAACAGCATCATCATCGTCTGCTCTATCAATTTTTCTAAAGTCTTCAGGGATTCCAACTTCCCTTACTATAAAGTGTTCTCCCCATGCTCTCAAAATATTTTCTGACAGGGATTGAATCATTGGATGTAAATCTCTCATTTGTTCCTCATTTAAAAAGTTTATCTTTAGGGGTATTTAAAACGAATAATTCCATTGGTTGGTCTGCTAATCTTGGGCGACTTATTCCATCATCCCAAACATAACCTTTTAAAAACATTATCCAATTTATAGAATCATCAAAGTCTTTGTTATAAACAACACCATAAACAGTATCGTCATGGTAGTCATCTACACATATAGTAACTTCGCCTCTAGTAGCATTTCTAAGATAATATTTTAGTTTGTTTCTTGCTTGAATACCATAATCTTTTTGTTCCTCATTATTTATTGATGGGGAACAAATTCCACTTAGGTATATGACCTTCTTAAGATAAACGCCCATACCCAAATCAATTATTCCCTCAAAAGAATAACCATCAAATACATCAAGAACTCTACTTATTTGGTATTCATACATACAAATTACTTAGTCCTCAAACATATATTTAACAACATTAACTGTCTCATTTGATACAGACTTCATCCTATTTACAACTTCAGGATCAATAAGATCAGGATGATACCACCAATCCTCAAAAGGACTGTTGTCATTAGGAGATACATTGGCAACTAACATTTCATATCCCATTAGTTTAAGATATTTCCTAGACTTGTCTCTATAAGATCCCGTCATATCAACATAATGATCATGTTCATATGTGATAATACCAAACCTATACTTCTCAAATGGAATTGCCAACAAGCATTCAAAAGTAGTTTTAGATGGTTCAACATCTAGTTGAAGATAATCAAAATCAGTTCCTTTATCAAAGTTATCAAGCAACTTCATGTAATCAATAGTTGTTGCATCTTTACAAATGATCTGGTTCTTACGCTCTCTAGCAAACTGGTTACACAGATCAGAGAGAATCTCAATAGAAATACCATCCCAGTCATATTTTGTCTCAAGAAGAGCAGTATTGTTTTGATAGAAAGGTTGTTGAGCGCCAATCTCAAGATAAAGTCCATTCGTTTTACCTTGAGTTGCGGCAAGAATAAACATATCCTGGAATGCTTGAGAATGATTATTTTTAATCTTATCAGAACCAGGGAATTTGAATCTTAATTTATCATGTTTGCGCTGTTGATATTTAATAACCTCATCTGGAATATGTCCTGATCCCATTCTCATTAGATTATTACCAACCATATCATAATGGCGATCATCCATCTCATAGTTATTCTTCATGTCTTGAAGAAGAGATCTGGATTCATCTCCTTTACCCCACCACCATGCGGCAAGTTGCTTCTCAAAAAGAAGACCATACTTACCAGGATATTCCACATCAGTCTTCAATGGTTCGCAATCAAAGTCACAAAACTCAATTGCCCAATGAGCAAAGATATAACAATCTTGCCACCACTGACGCTTTTCAGCAAACTTAGCTAACAAATAGTATGCTTCTGGTCTTTTAGGATGAATGCAAAGTGCTTGTTGAAGAAGTCCCTTTGCTGTTTGATCTCTCGTCCCTTGCCTATCATAGGCATTGGAGGCATGGATAAGTGCTTCATAAGCAAGATCAAGATCGTCTGTTCGCTCAGCACACCTCAAAAAGAATGATAGTGCTGGAGCGTTATGCCTATGATGCTCATACCACATACCAAGGTTAAAATTCTTTGTTGGATTCTCAGTATCCAATGCATACTCTAAAAGTAATTGGTTAAGATTTGCTCCATTAACACTTGTCAATAATTGAGTTTTTACATCCTCAACATTAGTAACTTCTTCATTTTCACTACGAAGTTCTTCACTCATTTTAACTTCAAACATTGCTCCCATAAGTTCCTCAACTGTTCTAGTACTTCCATTATCTTTCCACCAATTTATAATATAATCGTGGGTATAATAATGATTTCTTTTTTGTCCATCCTTTACGTCCCCATCTCCACCTTCAAAAGTTGAAGTAAAAGATACGTCTTCAACAAACATTGGAATAGTATAAACTTTTCCAGCACTGGTGTAAAGAATGTTTTCGATGAGAGGTTGTATCTCAGCATCTTTTAGCTCAAGATGATATATATTATCTCGAATATAATTATCTATAATATATTTTGCATAGTCTCTTTTAACAATATATGCTGTCACAGACCAATCATCCCAAAGACGGTCTCTTATTTTTATATCTCCAAAATCTCCACGTATTGGAAGCATTTGAATACATCCCCAATCTTCGGGAAGAGCATCAACAAATTCCTTACAAGTAAAATTCCAATAGTCTACAGTATCAAGACTCAAATCATCTTCGCAGAAGAATCCATATTCCTCATCAGTATTTTCATACCAATGTTTGATTGCTTTTAAATGAGATACACAACAACCTTTTGTTCCATCATTAAGAGTATCTACATACTTACCAGTGACTATATCATCAGATTCTGAGAATCTTTTTGATATTATTGGGATAATATTTTTTGCTCCATGCTTCTTTAAAGCATCTTCCAAATTATTTCTTCTATCAATACTTTCCTCAAGACTCAAATAATATACCGAATTTAATTCCGATAATTTTTTGACTTCTTCTTTTCTAGTAGCAACATAATTTTGACCATCAATATTAATTACATCCCAATCATATATCCTCTCGATATATGGATTTTGAATATCAGAAAAAAGTTTTTCATTAAATTCAACATTCATTTTTGCTAAGAGATATTCTAGATTCCAACGATCCGAATCAGAAGTTGTTGGATCAGAAATTCTTCTCTTTACATTCTCAATATTTGTTTCTGCTTCTTCACCATATCCTTCAAAATTCTCATATCTTTTACTATCTGGATGTGGTATATGAATAATATTATAGTTATGAACTAATTTTTTACATTCAAGACCCAATATAGTAAGTCTTTTTGTCATTTGATCATCTTCATAAGCATAATACTTACCCATTCTCTCATCATATCCACCAACTTTCCAGAAGTTTTCTCTGCTAACAAAGCAAAGACCCGTAAGATATTTGAATAGGGGACTATATGTATGAGAGTATTTCATCAACTCACCAACATCCATACCATGAAGGTTGACAACATATCCCTTTAAATCTTCATTCCAATGCTCATGATTACAGACGTAACTATCTTGACCACATAAGAAGGAATTTTCATCAATCTTATAAAAATCAAAGAATGGAAAATATGGATTGATCATATAATCACAATCCAACTTAAGAATATAATCTCCTGTAGCAATACTTGCGGCAAGATTTAATGGTTGAGGTTGATTAAAATACTTTTCATCATTAACTCTAACTATTTTTATTCTCTTATCAATTTTTGTAAGATGATTTATTGGTTCATCAGAACTCCAATCAACTATTATAAATTCTTTAATTTCATCAAATGCCAACCAAGAATTTAATGATATTCTTAATGCATCATACCGATTTTTACATGCACAAATTACTGAAACATTCATATTGAAATCCAATGAGGTAATCTTAATCCGTTAGAGTCTACAAAAGAGGCGTATGGTTGGAACCACTTCTTAGGGCAAATAGTTTTTTCACTTTTTGCCAACCAAGATCCCCACCAACTATAAGTACTATTAGCAATTATATGATAATTGCACATTGACATCAAGCACAAATCCAAATAAGTGTTTCCACTTCTCATAATATGAAATCTATCCTCACTAAAATAATCCTGATCCTCACACCAATCAGGATCGTCAGAGAATACTAATGTTGGTATAGATAAATCAAAATGAGATAATGCATCATTATAATAATCTAATGTAAGATTATTTAAAAAATGCGAATTTAAATAATCAGTTCTTCTTATATGAAGTGCTATTATTTTTTTATTTTGAAATGTTTGTTCTAAATAAAATTTAGCAATGTTTTTGTATCTTTCCTTAAAAACAAATTGCTTTCTTATATCTTTTTCAAAATCGATGAAATATTTATAGTTTTGAAAAAATCCTAAAATACTTTTATTATCATGATTAGTATTATAAAAGTTAGAATCAAAAGCGGTGTTTAAAAATCGACCATTCTGTTCTTCTGTTTGCAATACAATGCTATGACCACCAGAAACGATATCAGATGGTACACCATTGGGCAAAACAAACTCAGAATAATAGTGAGAAAATACTTTTGCTGATATATTAAAGCACTTATACAATTCCAAATTATTTTTACATAAAGCAAAGTCTAAATTAAATTTTTTAGACATAGAATACAACGCAGCATATTGGAACATTTGGTTTCCCAATCTTCCAATAAATCCAATATGAGGAAATGTAATCATAATGATATCAATCTACTAAAAAAATTACGTATTACTTCTATATTTGAATATCCACCATTCTCCATAAAATAATTTCCAGGTCTTATTCTGTGATGATGATACCAATCATCAACTATCTCATATTTATTGCCAGACGTTAACCAAAAATATGAGAATACTATTACATCTGCAGATGCATGATATGGAGTATTAACGAAGTATCTTTTTTGTGTTTTTAAATATTGTTCCCTATTAACAATAAAATTACCATTATTTAAAAACCACGATAACTTATGCATACTAGTTTCAATATATTTTTGAGTTACTTTTAAATCAAAAATTTTATCCTCATAATTATATTGAACTATATTACCATCAGACATTATTAAAGTACTCTCGATATAACAAGTATCTTTTTTTGAATAGTCTAAGTTTTTAATTACATCAAAGATACATTCATCAAACCAATTGTCACTATCAAAAAGATATACCCATTCAGAAGTACAATTTGCAACTGTTAGATACTTGTTTATAAAAGCTTTTTGATTTATCTCAGATCTAAAAACCTTTACCTTATCTGTATTCAAAGAGTTTAGTATCTTACAAAGATTACCATACTCAGTTGGATTTGATCCGTCATCATGTATTACTATTTCACTAATAAAATCACAATTGATTGAAGTTTTTATACAATCCCAAAGATATTTGGAACTATTGTATGTTGGTATTCCCAGAGATATACTCATTATTCACAAATATAGTGTTTATATGATCATGAAATATTTCTGTGTATCCACTATCAATGATAAAACTTCTCAAATTTTTACAGGAATTTACTAAAGATTTATTTTCTTGGAAGTATTCATGATCATCTATAAGTTCAACAATCATCATCTTTGGTTTCCACAGATCAAGTCTAAAAGATTTAAAAACATCCTCTTCTCTTCCTTCAACATCAACAACTAATAAATCAAAGTTTTTAGGAATATCTGCCATTTGCATATAACTATCAAGTCTAACCTGCATACATTCAGATTCAGTAAACTGAGGATGTCCAAATATAGACATAGAGGAAACCATTGTTGCCTGGTCTTTATCCATAGTAGATACTATTCCAGAACAATATACTGGCAGACGACCAACCTTTGTTCCAATAGCATAATTAGATACCTTAATCTTTGAATTATTTGAATGCCTCTTAACACATTGCTCAAAGTGTTCTTTTACTGGTTCAATATAAAATCCTCTCCATCCAGCATCAGCAAGACAAGAAGTATTAGATACAGATTCACCATCAAAAGCACCAACCTCTACAAAGATTCTATCAACGTTCTCACCAAAGTATTTTGTATAAATTTTATCCAGATTTGGTATCTGACAAGTCAATGATAATGTGTACATAATTTACATAAAAGCACCTTTTTTAACATACCAAATATGAACTGGTCCATCAATACCAACCAACTCATCTTCATCATAAGTATCTCTTAAATGAGCAGTAATATTACCAAAAGAAGGATGATTCCAATCATGCCCCATGATATAACCACCATCACGAACTTTCTTTTCCCAATACTTTAAATCATTTTCAAGATCAAAATGATTACCATCAATAAAAACAAAATCTAAACTTTCATTTCTAAATTTTTTCGCAGCATTTTGTGATGTCATACGAATAATTTTACCTCTTGGGTCAAATGGTTTGATTAATTGGACAACATGTGCATGTAATCCATCAAATCCACCAAACTCAGTATCTACATTTACAACACCAGATAGATCCCAAGTTTCTTTTTTGTACGAATCAACTCCCCATAAAGTTTCTAGATTTGTTTCTTCCAATAAGAGTTGCATATTAGATCCAAAAGCAACTCCAATTTCTACACCTGTTTTAATTTCATCTTCTCTTTCATTAATAAAATCTTTTAACCATTGATGAGATTCGTCCCAATAACCATGGAACCTTCTTAGATTTTGTATATCGATCTCACCAGTATACTTTGTAGCCATTTAACAATTACTCCTGTTTTACGTAAAATGCATCACCCCAACCATGATCTTCCCACCAATCAGTTTCAATTCTCTCAAAAGAAAACTTAGATAAAAAATCATCAATATCTTCTATATATGCATTGTTCTCATAGATCTCATCACTATTAACTTCACAATAAATGTAATCAATATATTGAAGGGTATTCTCTGCCCCCTTCAATACTTCAAGTTCATATCCCTGAACATCAATATTTAACATATTATATTCTGTGAGATTGTAATCATCCAATCTATTAACTTCTACCTTTTCTGTTTTATCAAAAGTAACGTCTGGATATAATTGTAAATGTTTTTTTGGTTTTAATATAGAACTACTCTCACATTGATTACTACTTAAATACATATCAACAATTTTATTTGTACTTCCCAATGCGACTTGATGCCCTGTTATATTTGCATTGTAGTTAGAAGCGTGAGACGCAACCTTATAAAAATTATCTAGAACTGGTTCAAATAGAACAATATTCTTGATTCCATTGTTAATATAAACTGGTATCTCTTCACCATGATGAGCACCTACGTGAATAACTCCTGTGATTTCCATTTTATAACTATTAAAAATTGTATTAAAATCTATTAACATTATCAAAAAATCCAGTCTGGATAAAGTACATGCTTTCCATAATTCCCATTATTAATTCTAATATATATCTCTGGTCTGTCTGGAACTATATTATAGTATTCCAGATTTTGTCTCAACATAGTTTCTGGTTGATATTTTTCAAATTCTATATTGTATAGATTATTATAAACATTAGAATACTGATCCATAATATGAGATTTACCAAAAGCAAACTGATCATTTATACCATTATCCCAATCTTCTCCAGCAGGAATACATAAGTCACTATCATACTTAGATAAATCAAAATATTCATCGTAAATATAATCGCTGTCCATTCTCATTCTGACAACTTTATCAAAAACCATAGAGTTTTCATCTTCATATTTCATTTTTAATTCATTAGACTTGAAGATAGAATAATACATACTAATAGGACTAATTGTATAGTTATCAATAGGACTACATTTTGTCAAGATGTCAGTATAAATTTTTTTAAATTTTGGTTCCAATGAAATAAAATTCTCAACTAAAGCAGACTCATAATTAAAAGAATCTAAGAATCCAATACTATCTTCAGCAATCCTATCTAATTCTTTATACTCTGGTTGAAATACTTTACTTGTAAAGAATTCTTTGTTTTGAACTTTCCAAGTATGTATAAAGATTTTTATATTCTCATTAGGAATTATTTTTTCTATAGTTCTAAGAGCATTTTCTGGATACCTAATTAGTCCAGATAAACATATTGCAACATTCATATTATTTAAAATATAAAGTTTTGAACATAATTTTTATTAATCTTTAAAAGATAAGCAGCATTATCTTGGAATCCAAATGTGATCAGATAATCATCTCCATACTCACACATGCCAACAGCAAATTCAATCTCTGCTTCCATGAATGAAAATTGTCTAGAGACTTTTACAATATCCCAATTCTTATCCCAAACAATAAATCTATGTCTATAGATACCATCTTTACGATCTTGTTCACTTTTGGTTAAGTATGTCTCGTGACATAACGTAATATGACCACCATCACCGAAAGGAAGAACCTGAGATCCTCCTCTTAGATCAATACAACCAATATCTCTCCAATCCTTTATAACTACACTCTCTGTAGTATTAGATTCAATATCATATCTCACAACTTCTGTGCCATTAGTCCACTTAACAAAATGCCATGGCATATCAACAATAGGCATCCAGTTCTTTTCACAATAAGATTCCCTATTACCTGGAGTTGGAATACGATATTGAGCAATCTCTTTTACATAATCAGGACCAATCTCAATCTCTGATAGTTCCATTCTACCAGTACCAATAGTATCTAGATCTCTTCTAACACCACACATGAAGAGTCTTCCATCCCAACGGAAAATTCTAGAGTCTTCAAGACCTACAAAATCCCAAAGTTCTTTGTCGGGAAAATCTGATGTATCAATATGTCTTTGCCATACTGGATTCATATTAGAATCATACTCACACAAAATATTCTTTGTGCGAAGCTTCCAATCATTCTCTGGATGAATATAAACTAGAGGACCCCAGGGATGCTCATACTTCTTAATCTCAGAATGATACAAGGTATAGTTAATATTCCTTAAATTTACTAAAAGCCTATCTCCATCCAAATAAATTGAAGGATTTGTTAGAGAAGGTCCTTTAAGTATTGAAGAGTCTGTTACTAATGGATGAATACTTCCTCCACCATTCTCAATACAATCTTTCACAAAATTCATACTTTGATTAGCAACATGTAATGGTCTATTCATATTAATTCAATGATTCATAAAGTATCTATAAGAGTTTAAAAGCTCTTATTTTTTATTAACCTTAGCAAAGGTATTGTATCTATATTTGACCACCATGTCAAGATTGACTTTTAGGTTTTCATGATGTATGCTAGTGCATAATAAGGAGGTCTATTCTCATGAGCATTGCCACTACCAGCATTTCCAACACTAACAGACACTGGATGACTATGAGAACCTGCAGAATTAACTGATACACTTACTGGATGAGTATGAGCACCTGCAGGTGAAGTAGTTCTAGCTTGAGTGCCTTGGTTAACTGCATTACCAGCACCATCTTTTGGAGCATTTTGTGAGGCAGTTCCTGTGTATGCGTGAGAGTGAGTACCTGCAGGTCCTGTAGACCCACTTGCTGGGTGAGAGTGAGATCCAGCAGATCCACTAGAACCAGATCCTGGATGATTATGTACAGGTAGTTGTGCTGTTGTTAGTGTTACAGTATCAGAACCACCAGTAGCAGCTACAGCATATCCATTACCTGCACCAACAACAAACCTGTCCCTAAGATCTGGTGTACTATTAAGACCATCACATAAAACCCATCCAGTAGGTATCGATGCTGTTGAACCAGACCATAAAATAATACCTCCACTAGGAACTGATCCTCCTGGTCCTGCACCAGTATCCATGCTGGTGCATGTCATTACTCCTGTTAGATTTAAATTTTCACCTGTTATGTCCGCCGCTAAAATAGGCATCAGTCTACCTCCGATAACATGAACTTAAACTTTTTACCATTTCTTCTATTAATTAGGAACAAATCATTCTCTCCTTCTTGAATTGTATATTCACCCCATGTTCCATCAACATCATTTGTAGAACCCTCATTACTAAGATTAATATCATTTGTATAAATGTTTGCCCAGCGAAGAGTGGTTGAACCAAGATCTCTTGTATTATTTGTATTTGGAACAATATTTCCAGCAATTGTTAGAACACTTCCAGTAAAGGTAAGATTTGCTTCTGCATTAACTGTTCCAGCAGAACCAGTAGCAGTTATGACTCTATTGTCTACATTATTTGAAATTGTTGTTGTATTTGCAGAACCCTGAGTGCCTTGAGTTGCTTGGGTTCCTTGATTACCTTGGAGTCCTTGTGTACCTTGGCGTCCTTGAAGACCTTGAGTTCCCTGGCGTCCTTGGCGTCCTTGGTTTCCTTGGAGACCTTGAGTACCTTGGGTTGCCTGTGTACCTTGATTACCTTGTGTACCTTGGTTACTTAAACCTTGCGTACCTTGGCGTCCTTGTGTACCTTGGCGTCCCTGAAGACCTTGAGTTCCCTGGCGTCCTTGGCGTCCTTGGTTTCCTTGGAGACCCTGGTTACCTTGGCGTCCTTGGTTACCTTGGCGTCCTTGGTTACCTTGTGTACCTTGGTTACTTAAACCTTGCGTACCTTGGCGTCCTTGGTTACCCTGGTTACCTTGGCGTCCTTGGTTACCTTGTGTACCTTGGTTACTTAAACCTTGCGTACCTTGGCGTCCTTGGTTTCCTTGGAGACCCTGGTTACCTTGGCGTCCTTGGCGACCTTGATTACCCTGAAGACCTTGGTTACCTTGGCGTCCTTGGTTACCTTGATTACCTTGGTTACCTTGACGACCCTGACGACCTTGGTTTCCTTGGAGACCCTGATTACCTTGACGACCTTGATTACCTTGTGTACCTTGTCTTCCTTGTACACCCTGAACACCAGATCTTGTAAATGCTAGCGTTACTTCTTCACTTACTGATGGTGAAGTACCTGCAAGATAATTGACTGGGATGGTATAATAAGTACCATTATCAGTTATATTTCCATCAACTTCAAAAATAACAACAGTATTATCTGAAGATAGAGCTGAGATTATGTAAATATAACCTCTATTCAATCCTCCAGTTAGTGTTGTATCATCCCAACTTGCGATCCATCCCGATTGATTATTGCTTAAAGCATCAATATCATTAACTGTAATAGAAGTTACAGAAGATGCTGTTGCATTATTGAATCTAATTTGACCAGAAGATGGTGCTCCAGTTCCTCCATATGCATAAGGAACTCCACCACGGTTACCAATGTTGCCCTGGTTACCTTGGTTACCCTGATTACCCTGATTACCTTGGTTACCTTGGCGTCCTTGGTTACCCTGAAGACCCTGGTTTCCTTGGCGTCCTTGATTACCTTGATTACCTTGGTTACCCTGATTACCTTGATTACCTTGGTTACCTTGGCGTCCTTGGTTACCTTGGAGTCCCTGATTACCTTGATTACCTTGGTTACCCTGATTACCCTGGTTACCTTGATTACCTTGGTTACCTTGATTACCTTGGTTACCTTGGAGACCCTGAACACCAGATCTTGTGAATGCTAAAGTAATTTCTTGGTTTACGGAAGGATTTGTCCCACTGAGCGGATTAACTGGAATGGTATAATAAGAACCATTATTTGAAATATTTCCATCAACTTCAAAAATGTTTACTGTGGTTTGTGAAGATAGGGCTGAGATTATGTAAATATAACCTCTGTTCAATCCTCCAGTTAATGTTGTATCATCCCAACTTGCAATCCAGTTTGATTGATCATTACTTAATTGATCAATATCATGAACTTGAATTGCAGTGATGCTAGCAAAGGTTCCGTTGTTATATCTTACTTGTCCAGATGAAGGAACTCCTGTTCCTCCCCAACGATAAGGAACTCCACCACGGTTACCGATATTACCTTGGTTACCCTGATTACCCTGGTTACCTTGATTACCTTGATTACCCTGGTTGCCCTGAAGTCCCTGATTACCTTGATTGCCTTGGTTACCCTGGTTACCCTGGAGACCTTGGTTTCCTTGGTTGCCTTGGTTACCCTGGTTGCCTTGGTTACCCTGGTTGCCTTGGTTACCTTGGAGTCCCTGATTACCTTGATTACCCTGATTACCTTGGTTACCCTGATTACCTTGGTTGCCTTGGTTACCTTGGAGTCCCTGAGTACCTGCTCTATTGAAGTTAAATACTAACTTCTCAGTATTTGCAGGTCTAGATCCAGACACATATGATACTGGGATTCTATAGAAACCAGAAGCAACTTGAACTGCACCCGTGACATTGAATACATTTACATTATTATCTGCACTATCCGCAGATGTTATTACAAGATTACCTCTAGTAAGACCAGTGTTTAATGTAGTATCATCCCAAGTGTTGTACCACCCAGTTTGATTGTTGCCAAGAACATCTAAGTTATCAATATAAATGAAGCTCACTGAGCTCATTGTTGCATTGTTATATCTTACATTTCCATTTCCAGGATCTGCGTTAGTAGTGGTTGTAGAGAAGTTATAAGGAACTCCACCACGGTTACCGTAGTTACCTTGGTTACCCTGCAATCCTTGATTACCTTGGTTACCCTGATTACCCTGGTTACCCTGGTTACCTTGGTTACCCTGCAATCCTTGATTACCTTGGTTACCCTGATTACCCTGGTTACCCTGGTTACCCTGGTTTCCTTGGTTGCCCTGGTTACCTTGCAGTCCTTGGTTACCTTGGTTGCCTTGATTACCTTGAACACCCTGGACACCAGATCTTG